CAGGTGCAAACGTTGTACTTGCAGAAGGTACAGGCGCATTAGGCGAAGCTGGAATGGCAGCCGGTACTTATTATGCTCCAGCATTAAGTATTGCTCCTCACACAAGTGTTCCATTATATAAGAGCGGTGATCCAAACTCACGCCCATCAGGTAGTATTTGGATTAAAACAACACAGCCTAATAAAGGTGCAAATTGGAAAGTTAAAGTATGGAATGATGCAACTAAGTTATGGGATACTAGCGCCGCACCAATATTCAATACTCCACAAGAGGCACTGTTTAACTTAGATAAGACACTAGGCGGAGCAGGTTTGGCACTAAGTCAAATTTTCATCAAAGCAAACGACGGTGAAGCAACTGTTACAGCAGGCGATTTTAAAATTTATAAAAGAGCGGCAACAGGTAACACTACTATTACTAGTGGTATTATTACAACAGGTATGTCATCGGCAGCATTTACAATTAATATTTCAGAATCAATAGTTGGTAATGCGGCAATGAGTGCTGATGTAGCAGTAAGTGGAACCACAACAGGAGCGGCAACAGATTCCGACGTAGTTGCAAATGCAATTAATGCGGCAGGTTTAACAAATGTTAGTGCTTCTGTAGACGCTCAAAATAGAGTTGTTATCATACACAACGACGGTGGAGACTTTAGAATTAAAGATCAAACTGGAGCGGCTTTTGCTGAAATGGGCTTTAGTGCTTATGTAAATGCAAATAGTGGAACAACTAATTTGTATACTGCACCAGCAGGTGATGCAGATCATGAGTTTGTAGCTTCAAACTGGAAAGTACTAACATATACAGCGTCAACTACTGCTCCAACAGCATTAGCGGCAAATGGTACATTATGGTATAATTCAATTACTGACGAAGCCGACATTATGATACATAACGGTACTACTTGGGTAGGATATTTAGATTCAACAAGCCCGTATTATAGTGCTAGTGCAGGCGATCAAACTAGCCCAGGAGGTCCTATTGTAAGTGCAAGCGAACCTTTAGCGGCAACTGGCCAGTCAGATGGAACTGCTCTTAAGAACGGTGATATTTGGATTTCAACAGCAATTTTAGATGCATATCCAACTGTATACAAATACAGTACTGCACTTACTAAATGGGTGTTAGTTGACAGTTCAGATCAAACTACTGAAGACGGTATACTTTATGCAGATGCACGTTGGGGATTAGCAGGTGCTACTAGTAATGTAGCAGGAACTATTGTAGAGTTATTAACAAATAACTTCTTAGATCCAGATGCTCCAGATCCAGCACTATATCCAAAAGGTATGATGTTGTTTAACTTACGTAGAAGTGGATTTAATGTTAAGAAATTTGTACGCAATTATATTGATACAAATGCAGTTAACAAAAGATTTAACTCAGACGAAGCAATGACAAGTTATTATACACACCGTTGGGTTACAGAATCAGCTAACCAAGCAGATGGTAAAGGAAGCTTCGGACAAGGCGCACAGCGTAAAGTTGTTATCCAAAGTCTACAAGCAATGCTTAATAGTAACGATGCAATTAGAGATGATGAATCAAGACTCTTTAATGTAATTGCTACTCCAGGATATCCAGAGCTAATTGGTGAAATGGTTACATTGAATACTGATAGAGGATTAACAGCGTTTGTATTAGGTGATAGTCCACCAAAACTAACACCAGATGCTACTTCACTTAACGAGTGGGGAACTAATGTTAACTTAGCAGTTGAAGATAATGCTAACGGACTTGTAACAAGTGATGAATACTTAGGTGTTTATTATCCATGGGGATTTAGCAGTGATAATGCTGGTAACAACGTTGTTGTTCCACCAAGTCATATGATGCTAAGAACTATTGCACTTAGTGACCAAGTTAGTTATCCATGGTTTGCACCAGCAGGTACAAGACGAGGAGGCATTACTAACGCAACAGCAACTGGTTATATTGATAACGAAGGCGAATTTAATTCAATAGCATTAAACGAAGGACAACGTGATACACTTCAAGGTATTAAAGTTAATCCAATTACGTTTATGACAGGTGCTGGATTAGTTGCATTTGGACAGAAAACTAGAGCTAAAAATGCTAGTTCTTTAGATAGAATTAACGTTGCAAGACTAGTTGTGTATATGCGTAGTCAACTTAACAAACTTGCTAAGCCTTATATCTTTGAACCAAATGATAAGATAACAAGAGATGAGATCAAACAAGCCGCAGAGAGCTTGTGCTTAGAACTTGTAGGATCAAGAGCGTTATATGACTATCTAGTTGTATGTGACGAATCAAATAACACACCAAGTAGAATAGATAAAAACGAACTATACTTAGATATAGCAATTGAACCAGTTAAGGCTGTGGAATTCATATACATTCCACTTAGACTTAAGAATACAGGAGAAATTGCAGGTCTTTAAATTCTAAAAAATGGGGGCTAGAAATAGCCTCCATTAAAAGATAAATACTAGCAACAGGAGTTATAATATGGCAATCTCAACACTCTCAAAAATTACAGTACCTCTAGCAAGTGATACTTCAGCGTCGACACAAGGTTTGTTGATGCCGAAGTTACAATATCGCTTTAGAGTAACACTTGAGAACTTTGGTGTAAGTACACCAACAACAGAACTAACAAAACAGGTAATTGATGTAACAAGACCAGTTGTAAACTTTGAGGAAATTGAAATCCCAGTTTACAACAGTAGAGCATACCTAGCAGGTAAGCATGCATGGGATCCGATTACACTTAACTTGCGTGAAGATGTAAACAACAATGTACAAAAACTTGTTGGCGAACAGTTACAGAAACAGTTTGATTTCTTTGAGCAGTCAGGTGCGGCATCAGGTATTGACTACAAATTCTTAACTAGAATTGAAATACTAGACGGTGGTAACGGAGCAAATACTCCAAATGTATTAGATACATTTGAGTTATATGGTTGCTTTGTACAAAATGCAAACTACAACACATTAGCATACAGTGCTAATGAGCCAGTTACAATAGCACTAAGCATACGTTACGATAACGCAATCCAGTCACAAGGTGGCGGAATTGGAACAGCAGTAGGTAGAACTCTTAACAGTCTAGTTACTGGTGGCGGCGGCATAGGCTAAAAACTAATTGCCATATTACTATTATTAAAAGGAGCTTCGGCTCCTTTTTTTATGACTCTCTTAATTAACGTTTATAAATATATGCATGACAGATTTAGATAAAATTAATAAAGGACATTTTGATAGTGGTCCTATATCCAACGGACAATTAGATCCGATTTTCTTGTCACCTTATAATATTAATACTCTTGAGGAATTAACAGAGTATAGTTCCTTTCATAAACTTCTTGCAGACAATTTAAAAAGAAAATTTAATATTCCTGAAGACACGTTAAATTGGGAGTATCCGTATATACGTAAAGAAGAAGAAAAAAACTTTAATAGCGATCCTTGGACATACACTATTAATCAATACGGATTTAGAGACATTTGGCGTCAAAAAGCTAAACGTCCTAATTTAGGATTTTACGGATGTAGCTATACTTACGGAGAAGGTGTAGAATCTAAAAAACATTGGACTACTCTAGTTTCTAACAGATTTAAATTTAATAAATTTAATTTTGGTATAGGCGGATCAAGTGCATTGAGAGTTGCTAGAACTTTTGTAGCAACTAATAGAGTTTTAAATTTAACTCATGCCATTATATTATTACCATCTATGAATAGAGTAGATTATAGTTTCATATATGATAAACAAAATAGGAATTGGACTAGGTCAGTAGGGTTGTTGCCTGCCATAAATCCAGAGTATGGTACAAGACATGGTGAAGAAGGCTTACTTAAAAAACATAAAGAAATTTATACAGCATTTGATGATAACCTTTTTATTATGAATCTAATATATGCCGTATCTATGATTACTGAATCTGCAAGAGCAAATAATGTAAAAATAGTATTTGCTACATGGTGTGCTGAAACATTATATACACTAGACAAAATAAATGCTCCAAATTTGTATCCTAATGTAGGACTTAACCTGAAAGATTATGCAAGAGATGGAGCACATCCAGGACCAATTACTAATCAAATTTTTACTGATAATATTACAGAATGGATATCTAGCACTCAAAAAAACAGTACATGGCCAGTTATTTAATCTACGCACTTTATATTATAGATAAATATTAGTAAGGAGATCTATATGGCTAATATTTTAAATGGCTTCTTTGATAATTTAGTAGGCGGAGTATCTAACCCAAAAGGAGATATGGCCGACTTTCAGCATGCGGCACGTTTATATACTGACGATTCATTTAGACTAGCTCCTAAAACTAAATTTCTTTATCATGTTGTATTTGAATTAAATCCTAGTGCAACAAAAAATTTACCTCAATTAGATCAACGTCACAAAAATGAAATTAATCTTTTAGTTAAGTCAGCAGATCTACCTAAGGTAAGTATAAACACTGTAACTAAAAATGCATATAACCGTAAAAAGAATGTGCAAACACACTTAGAATACGATCCTGTTAACATTACGTTTCATGATGACAACTTAGGTATTACCACTATGCTAATGGAAGCATATTATAGATACTATTATCAAGACGGAGGTCATTATGCAGACGGTGCGTCAGCACCATTTCAATCAAGAATTACATATGCAGGAAGTGATAATCACAAATATCGCTATGGACTAGATAACGACAGTTTAGTTCCATTCTTTAATAAAATTACGATATATCAAATGGCCCGTCATCAATACACTGGATTTACTTTAGTTAACCCATTAGTAACAGGCTTTCAACATGATAGTGTTGACCAAGCAGATGGTGCTGGATTAATGCAAAACCAAATGACATTTGCATATGAGAGTATATTCTATAGTAGAGGTGCAACCGGACAAGGTTCGCCTAGAGGCTTTGCACAAGAACATTATGATAATTCACCTAGCCCACTAGGTATACTAGGCGGCGGGTCTTCAAGCCTATTTGGTGGTGGCGGAGTATTAGGAGGAGTAAGTAGTGTACTAGGTGACTTAGCTGGCGGTACATTTAACTTAGGAACTGCATTAACAGCGTTTAACACATATAAGAATGCAAAGACATTAACTAAGGAAGGCCTTAGAGAAGAAGGATTTAATATATTAAAGGGTGCTATTACTGATATAGGAAAACAATCGTCCAGCGGAGTAAGAACTACTAATTTTCCAAAGTCATCAGCAAATAGTAATAGCAAAACTTTAACAAGCGGCGGTAGTATTGACACAAACAGTTCTGTATATGCAAGTAAAGTAGTTACTGCACAAAATAATAACTTTATGGACGGAGTAATATAATGGCATATGGTAGTTCAGGTGGATCAAGTAGTTCAAGCGGATCGAGTAGTTCAAGCGGATCAAGTAGTTCAAGTAGTTCAAGCAGTACAGGCGGATCAATAACTAACTCAGGAATAAACTTAGTACCCAAAGATAGTAGTAATAAAGTTAAACAATTTTTTAATAACTACTTTACTGAGCCTATTAGCTTCCCAGCTAATCAAGTAGATGCTGTTGTAGGATTTTTTCAATCTAGAGGATTTGACGATGCTAGTTCTACCGGTACAGCAACAGTTCTACTACAGCAAGCAAAGATTGATGATGTTAATGTATTCACATTGATTGATACTCTTAAAGGCCTAGAGGACATACAGATAAGCCAAATTGTTGCTGAGATATTAAATTATAATAGGCAAAAAGTTAGCACACTTGGGTATAAGATTACCTCAGGAAATACTAGGGTAGAAAATAGAAACATAGTGGTATAGTTATGGCTCGATTTGCTCAGGGTAAATATACACTTAAAAATCCAGAAAAATTTGTAGGCAACAAGTCACCCACTTATAGAAGTAGTTGGGAGTTTACATTTATGCGATTTTGCGATGAAAATCCAGCAATTAAACAATGGGCTAGTGAAAGCATAAAAATTCCTTATAGAAATCCATTAACAGGTAAACATACAATATATGTTCCTGATTTTTTTATTGCATATGCTGATAAAAACAGCAAGCAAAAAGTAGAACTAATAGAAATTAAACCAGCAAATCAAACTCATCAAAATAAATTAGGCAAGAGTGTGCATAACAAAGCGGCTTGGATAGTCAATCAAGCTAAATGGGAAGCGGCATTTGCGTGGTGTAAACAAAAGGGCATAACATTTCGTATATTAAATGAAACAGACATTTATCATAATGGAAAGCGATCAAGATGAACTTAGAACAATATAAAACACAGATGACAGACATAGCAATGAGCCACGGTAAATTTGTAAGAGGTGCAAAGTATGTTAGACATTGGGACTTACATTTTTCAGAAAAAGAATACGTGGTTAAAAAAGCTGAAGAATTTGGTATGTTAGATGATGTTAAAACAGCAATTGATATTGGCACAGGTGTAGGAATGCTACCATATGTGCTGATGCAAAAAGGTATACATGTTGAAGCTACTGATATAGAGGAAGAAATTACAGGACCAATGTTTAAAAAATGTTGTGATTTAATTAACTTAAAAAGATATCACTTATACATTTACAACGGAAAGCCTATGGATTTTCCAGGAAAGTACGACTTGTTTATTGCTAGTAGAACGGAATTTGACCGAGAATTTTTAGAACCTGGTGAAGTATTTGATTATAAGTTTTTCTTTAATGACGTATTTCAATATGTTGATAAAGTGTTTATAAAAACAAATAACGCAGGATCAGGAAAAGGATATCCTGAATGGCTAAAACCTTACTTATATAACCCAGGAAAAGAAGGTTTTGGTAAACCTTATAGAGCTTGGTATATATACATAACAAAAGAGCAATGGCTAAATAATAGCAGTTAACGGAGTTACTATGACACAAAAACTTGAAGAGCTTTTAAATTTGCCAGAATCAAAAGAAATTATTGATAAAGAAAAAGCGGAAAAAGCAGAAACAGCAATAATTGAGCAGAAAGAAACTAAGCGTGATATAGCAGAGTTTGATAAGATTGCAAGTGCTTTGCCAGCTGTAAAAGGGTTAGGCGAAAAAGCTGATGCAGAATTAAATGACATTGCAGAAAGAGCTTTGCAAAGTTATGAAGACCTAATGGATCTAGGCATGAATGTGGAGAGCAGATATAGTGGTAGAGTTTTTGAAGTGGCTGGAGGAATGCTTAAAACGTCTCTTGATGCCAAAGTCGCAAAGATGGACAAAAAATTAAAAATGATAGAACTTCAACTTAAAAAAGATAAACAAGACCAGTCAGATACTAGTGATAATGGCAATATAGTTAATGGACAAGGATATGTTGTTACTGACAGAAATAGTCTATTAGAGAAGCTAAAAGGTATGACTTAGGATAAATACTTTATAAGGAAATGCATATGAAATCGTTTACAGATATATTATTAGAATCAAAAAAAGTCTATCAATTTAAAATAGGTTTTTGTGGTACAATGCCCGAAGGCTTAGAAGATAGAATAGAAACTTGTTTAAAGAAGTTTGATCTAATTGGCATGTCAGCAGGCAAAAAAACACCAATACAAGAACGTCCATTAGATTTTCCGCAGAGACAAAATTGTGAAGTTACTTATTGGGAATGTGACATGAGTTACCCAACTACTTCGCAAGTACTGCAGGAATATATTGCAGATTGTTGTAGTTGCGATCAAGCAGATTTTATAATTCGAAATGCAAACGATCCTAGAGAAGAATATCAAGAACCAAAAAGTGATGCACCTTATGAATCAAGATTAGACACTGAAGAAATGGAACAAACTGATCCAGATGCACAAGATAAAGTAGCAGGAAACAGAGTAATGGACCTTCTTAAAGAACTAGAAACTGCACGTTCAGAACGTAGTGTTGACGCTATTAATGGTACACCAAAAGGTGAAAGTGCAGATATCGGCGATGCAGAAAATACAAATAGCCCAATAGGAGGTACAAAATGAAGGACTTATTAGATAAGTTATACGCAATAGAAAAAGACTTAACGGTCATTAATGAGTCAACAGATCCTCTTAATGAAGTTTCGTCGATGAATATATCAATGACAGGTGATAATGCAGATGAAGTTGCTCAGCTTGTAAACATAATGAGAGCTGGCGGCGATGTAATGCCTAGACCATCAATGGAACCAAAAATGCCTCCATCACAAGATATGGATATGGGTAAAGCATTAAGTATTATGGGTCCACCAGATATGGGTCCAGATATGGGTCCAGACATGGACTCAAAAGATGATATGCTTAAAGGTGAAAAAGAATCAACTGATTGGGCCAACTCACCTGATGAACAATATATGGATCATAACTATATGAACAATGATCTAGCAGGTGGTATTAATAGATCTAAATCACAACATTCACCGGCGGCCGATGGTGATAATCCAATGGCAGTCGAAGGTGGCGGTCGTGATATGGATTGTGATGCATGCGACGGCAAAGGAAACAATGCAGGCGAAGAATGTGCCAAATGTAACGGTAGTGGCGAAGCTGGCCCAGGCGAAGATGATTATGGTAATGAGTCAGTTGATGCACAAATTGAATCATTAAAAGATGAACTTTATGCGGCACTTAAACAAAAGCAAGGTGGCGATCTTGAAGAGGACGATATCGAAGAAGGCAGTATTAAACTTATGCATAAGTTACATGGCGAAGGTAAAAGTCATGAAGAGATTGCAAAACAGTTAAACATGGAGCCAAGTGAAGTAAAAGCGGCAATGGCTAAAACTGAAGCAGAAGATCAACCAGCAGATGAGTCCGATGAAGATGCTACATACAGTATTAGAGGTAAAACTCCAGAAGCTGATGCAGAACTAGCAAGAATTGCTAAAAATGCAGGCATGAGTGTAAGTGAAGCTAAAGACGATGACAGTATGGACGAAATGGGCTGTAAAAGTAAAATGAAAAAACTTAATGCAAGCGGTTGTTCAAAAAACGAAATGTATAAAAAAATTAATGCAGAATACGGTTGTGGTAAAGAAAAGTTTGAAAAACTATACGCAAGTAGTTGCGGTAGCCACTAATATCCCCCAGATATAAAACTCAATAGCGTCTTCGGACGCTATTTTTTTGAGTAAATACTAGCATGAGCAACCTAAGTGTAATACAAAACTGTAAAACAGTCGAATCATTTCCGTACCCATATGTATCTATTGATGAGGCATTACCTAAAAAAGTTTATAATGAACTAGCAGAATCATTTCCTGAAGATGCAGTTTGTAGTAACGAAGCAGGCGACCAAGGAATTTGTTTCCGTTATAAAAGTCGTCAAGCAAAAGAAGAAGCGATTATTCCAAATATATGGAAAGAGTTTTTCGAATTTCATACTAGCAAAGAGTACTTTAGAGATTGTGCCAGACTATTTGAAACAGGAATACTAAAATATTATGGAGAAGAGTTTTACGAAAACTTAATATCAGATAGTGTAGGTATACGTAAATTATCAAAAGGAAAGTATGTTACAGACTGCCAATTTGTTATACATGAGCCTGTAGACCAAACTGGCACATCAAGAACTCCGCACTTAGATAACCCTAAAGAAATATATGCCGGGCTATTGTATATGAAAAAAGATACAGATAACGCACAAGGTGGAAACTTTACAATACACGAAACTATTAAAGAAGTAGAAAATTTTAAACCCAAACCTAACACTGGTAGAGAAGTAGAAGATAATATACACACACCGGTCTTAGAAATTCCATATAAAGCAAATAGCTTTGGTATGTTTTTAAATGTTAAACATAGTGTACATAGTGTAACTCCGAGAATTAAACCTACTGAACGTAGACGTAGTATTAATATTATTGGCGAATTTATGAAACACGGTAGAATGTGGGAAGTTGAATGAGTAAAAGTTTAGATGGGGTCCTAACTAAAAAAGCAAATAAGCGTGAAACGTTCAGTGAAGATCAAGTACAGGATCTAATGAAATGCATGGATCCTAAAGATGGATATGATTATTTCGCACGTAGATTTGCATATATACAGCATCCTGTAAAAGGTAAACTATTATTTGAACCTTACGAATATCAAGATCGATTACTTAAAAGTTATCATGATCATAGATTTAATATTAATATGTTGCCTAGACAAACAGGTAAAACTACCTGTGCGGCAATATACCTATTATGGTATGCAATGTTTACTCCTGATCAAACTATTCTAATTGCGGCACACAAGTATACAGGCGCACAAGAAATTATGCAACGTATTCGTTACGGATATGAATTATGTCCTGACCATGTACGTGCAGGTGTTACTAACTACAACAAAGGTAGTATAGAATTTGAAAACGGATCTCGTATTGTTAGTGCCACTACAACGGGCAATACAGGACGTGGTATGTCTATATCATTATTATACTGTGACGAGTTTGCATTTGTGCAACCTAACGTTGCTACCGACTTTTGGACATCAATATCTCCTACACTTGCAACAGGTGGTCGTGCTATTCTTACAAGTACACCTAACTCAGACGAAGATACATTTGCTACTATATGGAAACAAGCAGAGGATAAATTTGATGCAAACGGTAACGAACAAGAGGTTGGCATTAATGGATTTCATAGTTTCCGTAGTTATTGGGAGGAACATCCGGATAGAGACGAGAAATGGAAAGAAGAAGAACTTGGACGTATTGGTGAAGAAAGGTTTAAACGAGAATATGAATGTCAATTCTTAGTTTACGATGAAACATTAATTAGTTCATTAATACTTTCTACTATGGAAGGCGATAGTCCTTTAATCAATATGGGGCAAACACGATGGTATAAAAAACCTACTGCTGAATTTACGTATGCTGTTGCCCTTGATCCTAGTATGGGTACTGGAGGAGATAATGCGGCTATACAAGTATTTGAACTACCTAGCTATGAACAAGTAGCTGAATGGCAACACAACACTACAGCTATACCTGGGCAAATACGTATACTTTCTGATATATGTAGTTACATTACAAAAGAAACAAATAACGATAATGGGCTATATTGGAGTGTAGAAAATAATGGTATCGGAGAAGCGGCACTAATTGTTATTAATGATTTTGGTGAAGAAAATATTCCTGGATTATTCGTTAGTGAACCTATGCGTAAAGGTCATGTGCGTAAATTCCGTAAAGGATTTAATACTACACATGGTACTAAAATTACGGCATGTAGTAGACTAAAGACTATGGTTGAAAACAATAAAATGATTATACACAGTAAACCGTTTATATCAGAACTTAAGAGCTACGTTGCAACAGGATCAAGCTATCAAGCTAAACTTGGACAAACAGATGATCTTGTTAGTGCAACATTACTAGCACTAAGAATGATGGCAGTTTTAAAAGATTGGGATCCTAGAATATATAATACTTTTACGCAAGCTGATCAAATTGAAGATTACGAACCGCCAATGCCGATCTTCATTAGCAGTAGTTATTGATAAATACTTGCATGTTAGATTTAGACAATATAAGTGAAGAGCTTTTTAATAAAATACGTGGCAGATTTAAAGATATTACGATCGGGGATTCAACCGGTACTGTAACTAACATTCCTAAGGATGCTAGATATTTTGATTTTAAGTACAATGATAATAGTAATATAAGTGTAAGTCTAAGCGAAAAAGATGGAGTTGTTGTAATGTACAACAGCGAAATTTTTACTAAAGAACAGAGTATACAAAAAAGTAATTGGTATAGCTTTTTAAAAGAACTTAGAAGTTTTGCTAGGAAAAGACTTTTAAACTTTGATACAAGAGATATTACAAAGTCCAATTTAAATAAAAGAGACTATAAATACCTAGCAAAAAATTCCGGAGATGACAACATGACAGAATCAAAACTATACGGCACTGGTAAAGTTAGTTACCAAAACGTAGACAATGCAAGAATAGTAGTTAAACATACTGAAAGCATAAACCAGGAACGAGCTGGAGGACGCACACAGAAAATTGGAACTATTCATATTGAAAGTGCAGAAGGCGAACGTTTTAAATATCCATATAAACATCTAAATGGTGCAAGAGCAATGGCAAGACACGTAGCTGAAGGCGGAAACGCATATGATGATTTTGGTAAACATATTATTAGTATGTCAGAAGAGCTTAGTAAGCTAAAGAAATTCAAATCACATATGTCAAGAAACGGTGTCATGGCCGAAGGTCTTGCAGAATATAATGACGCAGTAAATGATCGTATTAATACAGTTAAGCGTACAGTAGAAACATTACAGCGTAAGAATGCATATGTAGAAGCAGTTACAAATTTTGAATCAACAATACTTGAGGATGTTCCGGAAGATGTCTCAAGTAACTGGATTGATCAACTTACTATTAGACAATTCAACGAAGAGTTATCAGATGTATTTCCGTATATCTATAAACTAGTAAATGAATACACAAAGGCAAAAGAGCTTAGTCCAGAGGATTTATTAGGTGAGAAAAAATCATCACCTGCAGGCGGTCCGGCATGTTGGAAGGGTAAGAAAATTGGTAATCCTAAAACCAAAATGAAAGGCGGCAAGCGTGTAAATAATTGTGTGCCAGAAGGTACTGAAGAAGAGCTTGTGCAAGGCTTTGAAGAAATGATGGGACAGTTTAAAGAAACTACTCTTGAAAGGACTCAAGGCGACGAGTACGAATGTGAGTTTGAATATACCGGTGATGACGGTGAAACACAAATGGGCGAATTAATTTATAAAGTTATCGACGGCAAAGTAGATCCTAAATCATTAAGAGGTGAAGCAGATCCTACTAGTGATTCTAATGGCGGTAATGCTAAAGTTGATGATGAACTTGCAACAATGCAAGTAGCACTCGGTGGTGACTTCCATGAGGAAGCAGTAGAGTTTGCACAAGAATGTTACGATGATGAGCAGGCAGGAAAACCGCAAGTAGGTCAGTACGATAATTACAATCTTAAGCCTGAGACTGAAGACGATGTTGGTGAAGCATATATCAATAACGCAAAAGATGCAGTTGATGTGTTAGGAGCATTACGTGGTAAAGGTAAAAAGATTGAACGTGGCCAAGATGATGACCAAGGCAACTTAGCAAACGAATACGTCGGTAATACTTGGGACGTATATACATGGTTACAAAATAAAACACAAGACTTTCGAGGCATGGATAAGAATCAAAAAGAAATTATTGACAATATGATGAAACTACGTGGCGAAGCTAAGAAGCTAGAAACAAAGCCGGGATCAGGTAGTAACGGTCGCTTTGGTAATCAAATTGTAAACACTTTATATCCAGTAATGGAGTTAATTAACTCATTAGGTCTTAAAGATGATGATACAATGGATGTTAAGATTGACAAAGAAAAAGGCACAATTAGTAAAGATGACGGCACTGAACCAAAAGAGCAAAAGACTCCACTAGGCGAATTTATTTTAAGTTACTTTGATAAAGAAACAGGCGAATTTCCAAAAGGCGAAACAGCAATACTTACTATGGTTGAAAAAGACTACGGAGAAAAGTTTATTACTCCTGCAAAGCAATTTATTGAAAAAATACAATCAACCGTAGAATCATACAACATGCGTAAAAATCCACAACGAATGGAAAGTGAAGATGAATTACCTAAAATTACAGATGAAATGAATGGAATGATTTCTGATTGGATTGAAAAATTCTCTAAGTTCATAGGCGGTAACGGAGACACATTACCAGACGGTTATATACAGTGGGCATTGAACTCAGGCATTACTACAGACTTTGTTGAACAAAATGAGGCTGAAGCAATGAGAGAAAAATACGGCGAAGATGAATTTGAAAATGATCCGATGTCAGAAAAATTTCTTAATGAAATGCCAATTACAAAAGCGGCCTTAGAAATGATTGAAAAAATTACAGGCAATGATGATATTGATACAAATGCAAGAATGATTGATAAAGTTCAGTCAGGTGACGCTGATGAATCAACAAGGCTTAATAGAATGAAAGAATTAGCTGGTTTAAGATAAACCACTGATAATGTTAAATCTTTTTAAAAAAAGACTTGACATTGTGTATAGCAGAGTATATAATAATAACTGTGCTACAACATAAAAGGCACTAAGATAACATTTGTTATCTGCACATAGGCAACATATAGGAGGCAAAACTATGGCATCATTAGCAGAAATCCGAGCGAAGCTCAAGGAACAAGAAGCTAACACTGGCGGTAATAGGTCAAGTGGAGGCGATAATGCAATATTTCCATTCTGGAATATGCAAGAAGGACAAAGTGCAACTGTACGATTCCTTCCAGACAGTAACGAATCCAATACATTTTTCTGGACAGAGAGGCTTATGATTAAGCTACCCTTTTCCGGAATTAAAGGAGAACCTAACAGTAAACCTGTTCAGATTCAAGTTCCTTGCATGGAAATGTATGGCGAATCATGTGCTATCTTACAAGAAGTACGTGGCTGGTTTAAAGACGCAAGTCTTGAAGACATGGGTCGTAAGTATTGGAAGAAACGTTCTTATGTATTCCAAGGCTTTATTACGGATAATCCACTCTCCGAAGAGACTACTCCGGAAAATCCAATTCGAAGATTGATTATTGGACCGCAAATCTTTCAAATTATTAAACAGGCTCTTATGGATCCTGATATGGAAGAATTGCCAACAGACTACACAGGTGGTGTAGACTTCCGTCTTAACAAAACTAGTAAAGGTGGGTATGCAGACTATTCAACGTCAAACTGGGCTCGTAGAGATCGTCCATTAGGCGATACTGAAATGAATGCAATTAATACTCATGGACTGTATAACTTAGGTGATTTCCTTCCGAAAAAGCCCGATGATATTGCAGTTAAAGTTATGTCTGAGATGTTTGAAGCATCTGTAGATAATCAACCATATGATGCAGAACGTTGGAGTCAATACTTCCGTCCTGCAGGTATGCAAGCGAGGACTGGTGATCCAAATGTTGCAAGTGTAAACGGCACAGCAACTTCAAGAACTGCTGACGTTCCAGCTACTGCTCCGGTAGTAGAGGCGGCTCCAGCGGCTCCTGTAGCACCAACTCCGACAGCACCAGTTGCTGAGGAAGCAACAGCGGCAGC